CTTTGAGTCTGCGTAGTATTTCTTGATTTTTGGAGGTAGTAAGCGTCTGAACCATTCTGTTTTTCCTGTATTCTGGCCGCCAGTGAGAGCAAGAACTGAGCGAACTGGATTGCCGTCGATGGCCGCTGGAAGTGAGAGAAGCCATTTTCGAATAAAGGTCGATGCTCCTGGAGTCGAGGTGTTGATTGTTTTGATGATCGCATCGATATTTCCAGAAGTCGTGCATCGTCCTCGCAGTGAATCGATGTAAGCTTTCAGCGGATTGTATCTAGCTGTGTACTTCGAGAAGATGAGTCTTTCAATTAGGTCGTATGTAACAGATGTCGAGTTAAAGGAAGATTTAGCTCTGATGAATATTGTATTTAATTCATCTCTGTCTAAATTCAAACCATCTTCTTCGATCATTCCGGTGATTAGGTTCTTCTTCAGTTTATGGTTCGTCTGAATCCATTCTAATAGGTTCTCAATCAACTGCTCTGGGTCGTTCGACATGAGCTTCAAGTTGATATCATCTCTGCTGAAGACTTCGTTGACTAGGTTTCTCGCTTGAACGTCTTCGATTCCTTCGAGCTCAACAAGCTGCTGAATAGCTCCTTCTTTAGTTCGTCCTGAAGATTTTGCTAGAGCTGCTACTTTGACGGCTCTGTTCTTGTTTTCTTTTGGTGGGTGGATTCCTACTTGACTGAGCATCCAGTATAGGCTTCCGACTGTGACTCCTGAGGCGTGAGCTCCTCTAAGGCAGTGCTTCCATTGCTTTGAAGCTTCCTGTGAGTTGTACTTCTCTGATGTAGAGCTCAGAGCGTGAAAGAGGTCTTCTCCAGCGTCTCCGAATCCGTTCGCGATAGCGAAGCCAAGCTTCAAATAAGATTGATAGTCTGGAGCAATGTTGATTCCAAGCTGAACTGCTTCTTTGATCATCTCTCCGACAGTGTCTTGAGGCAGTACTATCGGCAGCGATTTCGGCTTCTCTCGCTTTAGAGCTTTGGTTCTTGATTTCTTCGAGCGTTTGTTGATGAAGATATTTTCATCAGAGCACACAAAGCGCAGGCTGGCTACGTTAGAAGGTGCTGGGTCGAGTGTCAGCCCATATTTCTCAAAATAGTAGTTCTGAAGCCATCTAAATGACTCCTTATGTTTGCTGCCATCGATTTTCACGACTACAACTCTTCCTTGGCCGCTTATCGAGCTGAAGTAGGCATAGGTGTAAGGATCTCCCATGAGGTGATCCATCTCAGTAATGTGGTCAAAGTCGAGAGCTATGAATCCTGAATGAGCGAGAAGATGATCTTCTTTTCGAGAAGGAGAGAAAGCTCCAGACATTGTTACTGCTGGAACCTTCTTTTTCTCTCTCGATTGCTCGTCTTTAGATTTGGCTGCTCTGACTCTATCTTGAGCCGCCTTCCATTTTCCTTTTTTGATTGCCTCAAAAAATTCATCAATAGTGATTGACTTTGTTGGCTTGTGTGCTTGCCCCTTTTCGGGCAGTGATTTGAAGAATGAAATTTGGCTCATCGTAGTTTTTACTTTTTAAAATGGAAGATCATCATCTTCATCTGAAGAGGCATCAGCTTTTTTCTTATCAGGTTTCTCTTCTTTCTCTTCTTCAGCTTTCGCTGGAAGTCCTCCTTGCTCATCTGTCCAAAAAACTTTTCCGTTGCCTAAGTAGTTTTTCGCTTCTCCAGCTTCTCTATTTTCTTTGGATTGAGATATCCAGGAGGAGCAGTCTTGATCGTATTCGTTAAGCTCGTCATTGACCGCGACAGTGACATCTAGATAAGTTCCTTTTTTGCCTTCATAAATACCTTTTTGCTCAAGAGGAATCATGATGCACTTTGCTCCTTTTGAAGTCGTGTATGGAGCTGACTTTAATTTGCTCAAATCAAGTTTGAGTCCTAACATTTTTGCCATCGTTTTTGATTTTAGAAATAATTCGGAAGATTGAAATTCAAGATTCCAAATTCATTAGCGGCTTCCGCTCCGTATGATTTTGGATTTTCATTTGATAAAGCTTTCGCTGCTTTCTTGAGCAGCTCTCTGTATTTCTTATCTACAATCGAGCGATCTACATCAGTAAAGTAGTAGAGAGCATAATTGTAGGGAGCTTCTTTTTCGACTGCAAGCCAGTAGTATTTATCGACCGACTCCATGAGTCCGGACTTGATTGCTCCATCTATTTGCATGATTGCTTGAATAGGGTAAAGGAGTTGAGTTGCTTGTCTTGCAAAAGCGTGAGGCGAAGCGTCTCTTGTTGTCTTGATGTCGAGCTGAACATTTTTATTGGCTTTTGCTACATCGGGTCGAGACTTTAGATTGAGTCCAGTTTCTTCATCTTTCCAGAAGCACGACACTTGGTAAGTCGTAGCTCCTAGTAAAGCCCAGACAGTAGGATCTTTCTTGAGTTGAGCAATCATTCCGTTGATTGACTCCATCGATTCTTTTCCTGTATCGCTTATGACGTAGCAATTTTCTGGAAGTTTGTCGAACCATTCTTGCTTTGCTTCTTTGAAGACTTTCGAAGCTGTTGGAGATTTTAAGTCTGGATTCGACTCGAGAGCTTCTTTGATCCAATCTTCTTGCGGCATCACTTTGACTTTCTTATCGAAGTCTTTCGTTCCGTTTGCTTCGTCCATGAGAGCGAGCTCGAAAGCGTTTCCGAAGTCGAGGTGAGGAATGTGCTCATCTGTATTCTTCGTGCTTATGTAGTGCTTCAGCGAAAGCTCTGAGTGAGCAGCTTTCTTGAGCGTCGAGGCTGAAATCTCTGGAAGTTGGTGATATTCTTCAATTGTGAGATCTGTTCTGATTTTCTTCATCTTTCGTTTGTTTTATACCTCGAAAACCCCGCGACCAATGAAGGAAGCGGAGCAGGTGAGGTGAGTTTTTTTAGTGCTTTTATTTTTAGATTAATTTGGCTGCTATTTTAGCTATTGTATCAAGACCTTGTTTGCTGTATAATAATTGTTTTGCCTTTTCAACTGACAAGCCTTCATCATAACAAGCATCTGAGAATTTTTTGGTTGCTATTGCAATAACGTGTTGAAAATCTACTTTGCTTAATTCCTGTTTTGCTGTTTCTACTGTGTTCATCTTTTGTTGTTTTGATTGTTTGATAGATCAAATATAGTATAATATTTTATACCACCATCAAAAAAGCAAATTTATTTTTCAAGATCCGCAACCTTCGCAATCGATGTGACTATCCATCGGCTTCGTTCCGTTGATTTTCATTTCGAGATTATGGATTTCATCTCTGATTTCCATATCCTTGATCATTTCTCCTGATAGCTTGAGCTTCAGCTTCTCGACTTTGTTTTGAAGTTGTTGATGCAGTTCTTTATTGTCAAGCGGCTTCTTTTCCATTATACTAGCTTTATAAAACAAGAAATTGAATAATCATGCTCAATAGTGATCCAATCAATAAAGAAATTACAATCAAAAAAATCTTGATGAAGTCGCTCCAAATCATCTCCTTTGTTTGTTGTTTTTCCTAATATTTCGAGAGTAGATAAATCAATCTCATCTCCTTTATTTAATCGGAATGGGATTTCCAAAAGCCAACCGAAATGAGTTTTATACTCGATATCATAAAAGCAAATACTATGTTTAATTTTTTCCATTTTTATGGTTTTAATTCTACGCCAATTCTATCACAATGAGAAACTAAATCCAACGCCATTTTATGACCAAAACCACGGCACTTCATTAATTCTGAAAGAGAAACGCTAGATAGTTCTTCCATTTTCGCATCAAATTGCGATGACAATCCAAGCTTTGAATAATTAGCTCGAATGATATTCTGTATCCCCACTGGCAAATATCCCCCTCTAATAAAGTCAGATTTAGAGCAATGAACTTTATCTCTTATTCCGTTGTTCCTGTTCATATGATTTACCCATTCGAATCTGCTTTTCAATTGTCGTTCGTACTCATAGAGTAATTTCAAAGCGTCACGATATTCTTGATGTGTTATTATTTTCATGCTTTCAGTTTTTAGCTTCATCCATAGCAGTAGAATGATCAACCCATGGTGAATTGATTTCCGGAACATCTCTTCGATTCAAATTCGCGCCAAAGATAGTTCCTAGATTTTCAACAGCATCTTTGATAGCGTACGACTTAGCTGCTGGAACGGCTAACTGAATAGCATTCGCCTTGATAGCTCCTAAGTCAGCGGCAGAAGCTCCTTTGTCGGTCTGCACGTTTACAGCTCCAACGCCATCGACATATCTCCATGTGTTTGTAATCGGATGCAAGTAGTTGACTCGAACAGTCACTTGAACCGAGTTGAAGAGCGGCTGCACTTGCTTGACTTCAATATCAAACTGCTGGAAGATCTTCCGAAGCATCTCTTCGATGATCTCAATCGGTATGTATTTGAGTTTCTTCTGAAAAGGATGAGTTCTTACCCAAGATGGTCGAGGCTCTTTCGATAACAGTTGATTGAAAGTTTCAATCTTGCCTTTCAACTCAAGTTCGGATGCAATTACTTTGATCGCTGATTCCTTCTTCGCTGGTAGTTTTTCAGACATCTCTCAAAAGAATTGTGCCTCCGTTCTTACGAACTAAAGCTTGACCGACTATGAATACTGATTCTTGTATTCCGTTTATTTCAACCATGATAGGCTCTTGATTCTTGATTGCTTCTCCGATTACTCTTCGAAAGTAAACAAGATTTCCATTCTTTTTTTTCTCGTGGTAATCCTGAATAGTAGTCCACTCTTCAATTTTTACTGACATTATCTAAATTTACTTGTGTATAATTTTGATTTAATTTTGAATTTCTCTCTCAACTCTTCAAGATGTTCTGAAATTGAATCAAAGGTTGAAAGGACTTCTCGACATAGCTTTTCAACTTCTTCAACTTCGCTATCTTCTTGCTCAAAGTTTACAGCTTCAGGATTTGAAAATTTGTCAAGCTCTTTGACGATGTCAAAAATATTTTGATTTGGTATCTTATTGTTTGGCCCTACTGGCTCAATCAATTCAAGTATTCTCTTTTTCGAGTTCAAAACAGTTGCGTGATCTCTACCGCCTGAAACCTTGCCGATCTGAGTGAGCGTGAAAGGAGTGTTTTTCGCTGCGATGTAGTGATATAAATGTCTAGCGAGAACAAAATCTCCATCTCTTCTTTTGCTGATCACGTTTTCTTTTGCTTCGCCCATGATCATACAGACATCGTTTAAAATAGATTCAAGCTTTGAAAAAGCGTATTTATCACGGAATTTTTTTCTTGTTTCGTTCATCTTTTGTTGTTTGTTCGAGCAAATGTAGTATAAATTTTTATACTAGAAAGAAAAAAGCAAAAAAAAAGGCCGAGAGATGAAGCTCGGCCTTACAAACAACGAAGATGTTTCTTCGGGATTGAAGAATCAGCGTGACAAATATAAGAAAAGAATACCGATAGCTATTACAGAGCTGCTGCCTATTGAAGAAAATTTATAGAGCTTTTTCTTTCTTGTCTCCTTTTTAGCGTGGCTTTCAATGATTTGGATTTCGTTTCGAAGAGCGATCTTGATATTCTCGTTCTGCTTCAGTCCAGTTTTGCACTCATCGAGCTGAAGTTTTTGAGTGAAAATGATTCCATCTTTTGTAGAAAGCTTTTCATCTCTAAGCTTGAGAAGCGAATCGAGCTCCGAGTTCTTTTCAAATAGATACCAGATCTTCTTTGCGTCTTCGCTTGAGAGTTCGTCAGTCTGGGATTTCAAAGCCGTCGAGCAAACTACGAGCAGCAGCGAGAGCAGTGTCAGCTTCAGCGTTTTTGATGTCATTGTATTTCTTTTCATAGTAGACTTTAGTTTCAATGATCACTGTATCAACTTTCAACTCTACCGAAAGCAGCGAATCAGTGACGTTTTCGAGCTCTTTCATACGCTCAATTGTCTCAGAAAGCTTTTGCTCACCTATCGCAGATTCGATTTTTGCTTCCTCGAGCTTATCTCGCAGCCCGTAAGAAGGTAAAAAGATGATTCCGAGTAATACTATAACTACAACAAAAAGAATCGCTGAGAGGAGCTTAAAATGGCTCATTTTTTTGATACCTTATTTGAAAGGTAGTTTTTGATAGACTCAAAACCGCTCTCGATAACCCAACCAATAAGAGCTGAAGAAATCAAACCGAGCGCAAGAGCCCAGATCGGGTGCCAAGAATCGCCAAGAATAAAGAGCCATTCCCATTCTTTTGAGATTCCTAAGTCAGCTAAAAACTTGAAGATGTCTCCACCCCAAAAACCGAACACTAAAGCAGAGCCAACCCCAAAGAGAATATCATCGAATCTATCCTTCCAATAAGACTTCTCAAGATAGTCCTCTTGATGCTTATTGAAAAAGTAAAGCTCTCTAAGTATTGCGCCTAAAAGAGCGGCTGCAATAAATTCATTCATGGCCGTACAATTTTGATGTGATCAAGTCCAGTGTTTCGAACATCTGAGTGAAGCCAAGTCTTAGCAATAGCAGGATCCTCGAGAGTAGTCAATCCTTTTTGCATGAACAATTCTTTGTACTCATTGATGATTTTCTGGACTTCAATGTAGTCGGCTTCGTACCTCGTTCCGTTCTTGATAATGATGTCACAATCGAAAGCTCTTCCATATCTGTGTTGACTCTCTGAGTTTGGCCTTTTGCTGAACTGACCTTCATTGTACTGCTGTGGTTCTCTGTAACCTCTACCGATGTAGCTTCCACCTGTGTGCCAGTTGTTGATCACAATGAAAACATCATCAGCTTGATAGTGCATCGTAAAAAACTCCTTGTAGAATTGAGCCAAAGAGAATAATTTAGGATCGACAAACCAAAGAGATTTTGTACCCCACTTCGCCCAAGTGTCTTTCGAAACAAACTCTTGAAGGCAAAAATTTTCAGCGACTTTCATTTTTTTGGTTTTAGGTCATACATCTTGTAGAACTCCTGAATATTCTTTTGCTCTTGAAGTTTATAAATGACATCTTCCTTTCTGTCGTTCTCATAGCGTACAAGAAACTCATTGAAGTCGTTTGATAATCTTGTCAAGGCTTGCTCTTGCATACCAAGAATTTTAATAGCTTCAATCCTAGTCGGCTCAATTCCTTCACGATACTCTTCCACGCTTCGCAATCGAACTTCAACAGCGCCAACCCATGATCCGAGCATGACGAAGCCAACCATCAAACCGACTACGATTTGAACAATGTTGATTCTGTCGTGCCATTTCTTTTCCAACGTCAATTCGTCTTGTTGTGTCATGAGTATAATTTTCTTCGGTTCGAGAACCGGTCTTTGAACGTAAGTTGAATTGATGGCTTCGTGTTTACTCCTTGATAGTTTGGTTCGTAAGCTCCCGAGATTTCGACAGACTTATCGATATAGCTTCCAGAGTTGTTCCAAGAATTATAATCAGTAATCAATATTTCGTCTGCTTGTAAAATGTCGTAGATGATAACATCATGCACTTCAATTGGCAATCCTCTCAGAATCATTGTGTAATCTTCGGAGTATGTTTTTGAAACTGAATCTTCAAAGCCGTTCTCGTATCTTCTTGACTCTGTTTCAAAGCCTCCTTTTTTGTAGCCAAAAATTCCGTTGCAGATTCTAATCTGATTCCACCACTCTAAGCCTGCAAAATCGCGAGTATCTTGAGAATGTCTATCTCCGATAACAGAATCCCAAAGCCATTCGATTCTTACACTATTGTCAACAGCATATTGAGAAAAAGATTCTAAGCAGTAAGAATCTGAATAAATCGCTGTTGATGTCAAGTCAAATTTGACTCTATATTTTCCAGTGTCAAAAGCCGTAAGAACTTCAACCCAGTTTATTCTATATCCAACGAGATCGTTGTTGCCTTTAGACTTAAAGCCTAAAGCATAAAAAGTTCCGTAGGTATCATCAACAAGTGCAGCTTTAGTTGTCCAGGCTCCGTTCTCGTATTTCTCAAGCTCCATATTTACAGAGCCATAAGATTTGGGAATGATTTTTAAGAATCTAGTCCAATCGTTTCGATAGTTGTCTGAATTTGAAGGATCAGCAAAGACACATAGATTGTAGCAACATCTTTCGAAAGGGTTATCATTCAGTGGGAGAGTGATGATTTCCCTGATTCCGTCCATCACTAAGACATTTTTCTTTTGAATCTCTCCCCACTTGCTCATGTTGCAAAAATATAGAATTAAATCGTACTTGAATCTTGCCCGAGTCTTGCTGAGATTGTAAACTCTTCAACTCCGTCTGGTAGTTCTGAAGCTTGAACAGTACATTCAAGTCTTATGACATTTCCGCTAGGATTTGAGATTGTAACCTTACCACCCGTGCCTGATAAGAAAGAAAGAGAGCTTCTATTGTATTCGCTCGAAGCGGAGTCGTTTGCGATGTATGTTCCAACCTCTTTTGGTATTACTCTAATCAAGCCCCAAAGATCTCCGACTGCTGGAGCTGCTGTAAGATGTTCGAACTCTGCTCTGATAGTTGTATCTATCCCAGTTGATTTTGATTTGATGTAAGGAGTTCCACCAACATCGAGAAGAGTTGCTCCGTCATAGCATTCAATCGTTTCATTTATCCAATCAGTATTCGAGAGATAATCATTGAGAGTTATGTCGACGGCTTTATCGATTGTCTTTGTCGTGTTCTCAACTGTTACATCAGCAGAGAGCCTGTATTTCAACGACCAACCAGAGAGCTGAGAGAGCCGATACCAGTTTTGATTGTAGCCGTTGAACTCTTCTGTGATGTCAAGAAAGTCTCCAGGCAGTGTAGAGAGAAACAACTGCTCCCAATATTCCCAACGAATCAAGAACGGATGCTGTAAATAGTAGCCATAAGAAGAGCCTGAATCCGTTGAAGTATCTCGAATTGCTTTATATTTTGACCTTATCTCAGTAGACAAAACAGCGAAAGGTGTGTCAGGAGTTTCATTTATAAAGCGTACATCTCCAATAATAGGTGCGCCAGTTAAATCAAATTCAATCTGATCAAGAATCACATCATCTTCACCAGTTTTTTCAAGATACACTTCACCTCTCATAGTATCTATCTGAGCGTCTAAGCTTGAGCGATCCAAAAGAATAGCGGAATACCCAACTATTTCATCTTCAGGCGTAAACTCTGGAGATGTCACTGGACTTGTAAAGTCATTCTGATCATGAAAGAAAAGCTCTGGAGTGCAGGTTATTATCGTGTCAGGAATATCAATCTTTATTTCATCAATATCGACAAACATTAAAGTATAATTGGCCAATTCAGCTGAAAGAGCGTTGCCTACTGCATAAGCTGCAATCATGAAACGCTTATCATTTAGAGCGTCTATAACAGCTTGAGTAGATGTTCCAAAGTCCATATCAAATTGGACTGTGACTAGGCTCGCGCCTGAAGTTACTGTCAAGTTTGTAATAGCTTGAAAGCCAGTTCCGTTTTGTATTCCGTTAATTGCTGCAGCTCCTTCTTGCTGGTTTGCTCTGTCAAAGCAGAAATTGCTTGACATGAACTCATCTTTGTTCTGATACTGTGAAGCGTCTTCTGGCAACATGATAAAATTGACACAAACAAATTCAGCGTCTCCATTAGTGTTGTCGGCAGTGTTCACGACATCAAAGCTCACATTGACTACTGAGTCTTTGACAATTCCTAGACTATTGGAATAAACCAAATTGTCGATTTCATATTCGGCATCTCCACCGTTGTACTCTTCACCTTCCCATCCAGTGTTTCCAATCTTTTTATCGAAGACACCTTCTTGATAAACATTCGGATCTTGAAGAGTTCTTAAAGCTCGAATCCTAAAAACGTATTTCAAAGCGTTTATCAGCCTAAAATACTTTGGCGCAAGACGTGGCGAATTAAGCAAATCAGTAATCTGAGGAGCTAAGAACATTGGATGAATAATAAACGTCTGACTTAGCATGAACTTATAGCGATAATTTATGCGATCATCACCAAGAGTTGTGTTCGAAACTAGAACGTCATCCAAGCCTGTGATTCCAAGCTGCCAATCTTTTTTACCTAGCGGATTCATTAAGATAGGAGTCGCACCGATAGGGTCTGCACCATATTCGTAACGCATTAAAGAGCCGTCAACTTTTGAGTTAAAGTTGGTAGCTTCTGCGTTTTCAATAAGGCCGTAGTCGAGAATGATTCCTTTAGACTCTTGAACCAAGTGAATCTTTCCACTATTCTCAAGCGTTGAAGTCATTCCGAATCCAGTGATTCGAATCTCATAATCACTTGGCTTTTCTGTAATCACATAAAGATTTGAATCGTTTGTTCCTGCGTTAGAGCCTACAACCGCAAGAGAGTCTCCAACATTGAAGTCAGTAGCAAAAGGCCAAGTTGCAGTAATCCAGTCCGTGGTAGTCATGCCAGGGTCACCGAAATACACTTCGTCAGTAGTGTTCATTTCAACCCAAGTTTCAACACGAATTTCAATGTTGACTTCGATCTTCTGGAACATATTACCTTTGAGATAGTCAATATTTCCACTGACGTTCTCCTCGTTTATCTCAAGACTCTCTAACCAGACTGGCATATTTATCTCTTAATTTTTTAACTTTTTCATGGATTTCGATTTCTCCTTCCATAATTTTAGCATACTGCTGAAGATCTTCATCTGTTTTAGGCTTCAAGTCTTTTGTCAAGCTCTCAAGAACTTTTGGAGCAGCTTTCAAAAACTCCATAGAGCCTTGCAAACCTTCTCTTATTTTTTTTATATCATCTTCCAATTGGCTCAAGGATCACCTGTTTTAAATTGTTAGTAAAAAGCTTTCTTTGGCGTACTACAAAAGTAGCTAATCTCGTGAAAGGATTCCAATTGCAAGATACTACTTCAACAATTTCACCTGAAGGTAGCTTGACGGCTCTATCTTCAATAACGTTTTTAACGTCTGTAAGATTCATCTCTACTTGATCATATTCAAATTCATATCGCTGTGCTGAGTTTGCAGTAGGAGCAAAAGTATTCGAAATGTGAAACTCGTTGAAGAGATTAAGAGCGGTCAACTTAGTATCGTTCAAAGCGGATATTTTATTGAGCTTATAATTTGAGTTCACATCAAGAAGAACCAACTTTGGAACAGTGATCATATCTGTATCAAGAAGCATCATTCCTGTTCTATTGTCGATAATATTTCCAAGTTGTGGATCTATTAACTTTGGAACTGGCTCTAGATCTGCTTTGATTTTTATACCTATTACAGCAAGAGCTTTCTTGATTTTGTTGATTGTCTTTATCGCTTTGTTAACTATATCAAGAACACCATTAGCGAGTGAAATAAGAATACTGATATTAACACCCAACACATCAAGCAAAGCATCGGCAATCTTTTCAGGAGTAGTCAGTTTTTCTTTTCTAATCGCTCGAGCAAACGGACTTTGAACTTGGTTGAGATTCTTGAGAAGCTTTAAAGTAGGATCTGTTGAAACTTTCAAATCAAGAATCGCTTGCATATTATTCCCCCTCCAGTTGTTTATCGTTTGCTTCTCAACTGAATCGTATGAGAATGAAATCAAATAGCTTGAAACAACTTCTTCAGCGTTCGTCTTCCAATTCTCAACATCGTATTGAGGAAGCTTGAATCTCGCTGTTGTCAACTTCTTATTTCTCTTGTCAATAGAAAGCTGCTTTCCATTGATTACAACCTTAGCATTGAACGTATCTTTGATTGCTCGAAGTAAGTCTCCAAATGTGCCTTGGAAATATCCGTTTTGCTCCGTTGTATTTGGAGCAAAGAAGCCCAAGATTCTATTATCTTCAACATCTTCTGGATTTGAAAAGCTCTCTGGAATAATATGCAGCTTTGACCAAGTAGACTCAAAAAGAAAGTCGCTCGTGTATGTGAGCCCTTTAAAGTCGCAAGCAATCTCAATCAATCTATTGACTGACATTGCTGGCTTGTACTTTATCCTTTGAATGATAAGCGCAATAAGATCAAGAAGTAAATCCACTACTGTAACAAGAAGCAGAACAGCGTAAATAATTTCAAAAATCAAATCTATTGCTCCACCTGGGGCTTCAACAACTGTTGCAATATTAGCAAGTTTTGGTTCTAATGACTTATACACTTTCACTATTTCATTAGAGCAGAAAACGATCGTGACAGTAGTGATCATTGCATCTGAGTAATTTGGAACACTGCTCACAACATAAGGAACAAACACGAAGTCTGAATCTTTGATTTTATCAATTTCACGCAAGTAATCAAACGTGAAGCTATCAGCTATATCATTAAGCCAATCAATTTTTGCGACTGGTGTGCTATCAGCAACGACTTGATTTCTACCCCAATTAGCAGTTGATAAGTCAATGTAACCATCAAATAAATCAAGCGAGCTTCCATTTTCTTGAAGTGTGATCTTGTGCGGGACTCCTTCAAAGACTCCAGCTCCTCCACTCATGCCAAGATTAAAGTAGTCAAGCAAATCTTGAGCTTCTTTATCTACCCACTCAAAGGCCGCTATGTTGACTTGCCTATCTGTGCTGTCATTGTCGAAGTTTATCTCAATTGAAAGCTCTTGATGATTCTTAGGAACTTGAACAGACTTGCCGTTTATCTTATGCAGTTGCTTCATATTCTTCTCGGCTTCCTTTTATGCACTATTGTTTTCTTAATACCATCTTCAATTCTCTTATCGATCATCTGTCCGAGCTTGTCAACGTCGATCACTTGTCCGGAAGAGCTGACTGCTTTTCGAACCGAACGAAGCTCGTTCACGATATTCGTATCATTCAAAGCGTTGACTTGGTATTCTCCTTTTCGATGAGCTTCTGCCATAGCAACAAGATCTTCATTGCTCATGTTCCCAATTCTTTTGTTATCAGAGGTTTTGATCACTCGCTCACCTTTATGCACACCAATCAAATAGTCATCTCTTCCAGTGTTTCTCCACTTAGTTGCGTTATCGTCACCAACTGACTCTGTTCCTTCGTAGAATAAGCCTGAAACAGTTTCAGCTATTGCTACTTGAGCTAGTGCTTTTCCTGCTGCTGTATTTGGATTCTCTTTTAAGTACTCTGTGAAAGCTGTCAAATATGCGAGAGTCTTCTGACGCCTCTCCTGTTTCTTTGCCTCTCTATCTCTTTGAGCCTCAAGTTCTGCGGCTTTCTTCTGCTCAAAAGCAAGTGTGTTTGCTAATCCACGATCGGCTAAGTCTTGTTGTCTCGCTAAATCTTCTTTGGCGTACCCAATTTCACGAACAATCTGTTCTTGCCTCAGAGTGCTTCGCCTGTTCATTGCTTCCTCAAAAATTGACGTCAATCGCTTTGCTTGTTCAATTGCTGCGTTTAGCTCTTCTTGACGCTTATTCTTTTTCCAGTCAGCCTCTTCGCGGTTTATGTCGTTCAGGTCGTTGATGTACTTACGCTGGATGATCAACCTTTCTGCTACTGTCAGCTTCTCATTCTGAAGCTCGAACGTTCGCTGTTGCTGCAACTTCTCACGACGCAACTCAAAGACTTGTTCTGCATTTTCTTCAAATTCAGCAGTTGCAATCTGTGAATCATACACAAGTTGATCAAGCTTCTGGTAGTCATCTATCTCTTTTAGTCTCGCTTTCTCTGCAAGCTCATCTTTTTTTCTCTTTTTTTCAGCAGCCTTCTCTGCTTCTTCTTCTCGCTTTTTCTGTAATGCAGCTGCCTCTCTGTCTCGTTTAGCTTTGTCTGCATCAATTTCACGCTGAATACGTCCGACTGCCCTAATTGCTTCGGTTCTTAGCCGTTCATTTTCTCTTTCAATTCTTGAGATTGCCAACAACTGCTGTGCCACAAGCTTCTGACGTTCCAGATTGTTCGGGTCATTTTTCAAGAGCTGCTGAAACATTTTCAACCTTTCCCTTGCAACCTTTAACTCTGCATCTTCTCTTTCCGTGAGTATGTCAACAGCATCGCTTGCAGCCTTTACCCTTTTAGAAAATGGGAGATATGTATCGTCACGCACCTGCTTTAATTCTTCAAGTGTGTCAATTTGCTTTGCCGCAAGCGTTTCAGCTCTGATAGCTTCAATCTCTAGGTCAGCAAGTCTATTAGTTGCTAGAACCTCAATTTCACCTCGAATAAATGACGACATGCCAAATAATTGCTCTGTGAGAAAGGCTGCTATTTTATCTAGAGGGCCGCCACCTTTACCATCAGCGCCAAGTGATTTTGCAAAATCGTTTGCAAAACCCATTTGCACAGCTTTAAGCCTTGTTGTTGCCGATGCGAAATCAAGTGCCCCTGCTGTGCTACCTAAATATAAAGCTGTTAATCCAGACACAGCAGCTGCAACAGCCCCAATAGGTGACAACAAAGCACGGAAATTTTTCATTAAGCCGCCAAGCGACTGACCCATGAAATTTTGTTTCTCAATTGTTTTGCCAAGCCCTTTTCGATAATTACCTACAGACCGCTGAAAGTTTCCGATGGATTCATCATTTGCTTTTACCTGCTTGTCAAGCTCTGTAATTGATTTTTTTAATGAAACTCCAAAAGGTGATTTTCGTTCTTCCGCGGTGAGCTTTCTGTATGTGTCACGAAGCTTACCAAGGTGAATACTAAGTTGATCGAAAGAAGTACCTGCAGCATTTGCTTGCTTCACCTGCTGACGCATTGTAATTCCAAGCTGTTGGTTTGCAACTGTCAATTCTTTCTGTCGCTTTGAAAGAACAGTTGACTTTTCTACATAATTGCTTGTACTTATAAGCCCTCGATCAAGCTGCTTTGTTAGATCTTTTTGCTGCTCTGCAAGCTTTTTCAACTCAAGGCGATATCGAACAGACAGCTTGACGTTTTGTGTAAAGCTTCCGTTCACGTCGTCAACTTGCTTATTCAGCTCTTTGTTTAGAACGATTTCTTCAGCAATTGATTCGTCAAGTTGCTTTGTTGATTCTTTGACGATATTCTGCGTCTTTGCAAGTGTCTTTGATGTTTCATTCAAGTCACGCACCTGTTCTGTGTATGCCTTTAAATCACCACCGGACTTGATTGACCCACCCTTCATGATCTGTTGTATCACTTCAAGAACCTTGATCAGTTGCTGTTCCAGATCACGACCCTCTTTAATGACACTAATAAGCGCGTCTGGTGCAATTATGTCTGACCGTTCAATTCGGTTTTGTGCCATTTTCTTTCATCAATTGTGCGTGAATGTAATATTTGCGAACCGACATTTTTGAATCATCTATTGGAAATCCAAGATGAGCCTCAAGAACTGCAATGCTTTTGTGATATTTAAAAGGTTCTAGATCGCCTGACTCTTCTTGTGTGTACAAGCTTGTCTGTTTATATTGTAAGATCGATAATGTGTCACCAACAATCAACGCTTTAAGCTTTCGCAAATATTCACGACGCTCATCGTTTACTTGCTCGATGTAGTCCTTATCTTCGGCAAGTAGATCAAACATTTCTTCTTCAATTAACGCCCATGCAGTTTGAAGATGCTCTGTTTTAATTGTGCCGTCATTCTTACCGTCAAGAAGAAGATGAACGTCGCCTGTTTCTATGATCTTCCAGTAATTACCAATTGGTAGTGTGTCAATAGAGGTGTGCACGTTCATTGCGTAAAAATACAAAATTAGAACTTAAGCAATTTATTCAAAACAAAAACCTTTACAAGTTGATATATTTTTATTTTAATGCTTCTTTAATTACAATGTCTCGAATAATTGGGATGATGTAATTGACAAGCTTAGTGATATTGCCGTCAGTGAGTCCTATCAAATCGCCATACTCAAGAAGATCTTTGTTCGGCTTCACTGTATCTGCTGAAATCGTAACCGAGTCTCCATCGACGTTGCTCATCTTGAAGGATTCATAAAAAGCTCCAGTGTCGTAAAGAGTGAAAGGAGTTCCAGCAATCTTAGCACCTCCAGAGATGACCTCTGTCGCTCTCGAATAAACCGGAAGTGCAGAGCCATCAGAAGTGATACCAAGACGCAACTGGCCTTCCGTATTAAGCTCAATCACTTGATTCTGAGCATCACCTCTCGTAAAGGTTAGGAAGAAGACTCTTCTATCGGTTGTCTTCTGAATGTTTCTCGCTACTTGTATTGCTCTTTGCATGATGTAAAATTAAGTTATTAATTCGCAACGCTTCTTATACCAACCTTAGCAAGCATTTTCTCTCCAAAGATCAGCTTCTTTCCAGCTCTTGATTACATGGCGATATTCTAGCCGCTCATGCAGATAGCCTCTCAAACCTTCTTCGTGAGCGCACTTAATTAGAAAGTCCTTGTCTTTGCCAGCGATCTGAGTCACTCGATTATCTTCAAGCACCCAAACCATTTCTCGAAGTGGGTAATTCGGGTCGAAGGCTGAAGAAGAATCTCCAGGTTTGAGATATCCTCTCAGCAGCCAATTCAATATTTTATGTCTGATCATAAGCTGAATGTCTTTCGTTGTGTTTGTTTGATATATCAAATTTAGTATAAAGTTTTATACTACAACAAAAAAAGCAATTTATTTTTTTAGATTTTTAAATTATCTTTATGTAAATCAGGGTTTGAACATCAAGCAAGCCATTGACGCGATGAGAAAACACAAATTGAGAGGATGAGTAGACCGAGATTAAGCAAAGGACTCAATTGGCTTGTGGGAAGCCTAAAAGATGAGTCCAACAGAGTCCTAGTAATAGGAGACCTGCACGAACCTTTCTGCCTGGATGGATATTTATACTTTTGCATAGAGCAAAAGGAGAAGTTCAACTGCAATAAAATTGTATTTATTGGCGATGTAATCGACAATCACTTTAGCTCATATCACGAAACAGACGCAAACGGACTCGGAGGCTCGGACGAACTAGAATTTGCAATAAAAAAGATAGCAAGGTGGCGCGATGCCTTTCCGGTTGCTACCGTTATTATCGGAAACCATGACCGGATCATAATGCGCAAAGCTCAAACCTCCTCAGTTCCTACCAAATGGATAAGAGAATATAAAGATGTATTGGAGGTTGATCAATGGGATTTTGTAGACAGGATCGTGATTGACGATGTGCAATACATTCATGGTGAAGCAGGAACAGCTAGAACCAAGTGCAAGTCAGATATGATGTCCACAGTTCAAGGACACCTACACACTCAGGCTTATACTGAATGGGTTGTCGGCCAGAAGTTTAAGGTCTTCGGCACTCAGGTGGGCTGCGGAATAGATCACAATTCGTACGCTATGGCCTACGCTAAGAGAGGCAAAAAGCCCGCTATTGGCTGCGTTGTTGTTCTTAATGAGGGCCGAACGCCTATTAACTTACTTATGGACTTATGATTGAAGGAGTTGCATTGTATTACACGGACGCGAAAGTCAGGAAGCTCATTGACAGAAGACTACATAAGATGTCTGTAATTTCCGCAAATCTAGGAACAGACTCTACGGAAAAGGAAAAGAAGGAGGCGAATAAAATAATCGGAAGTCTAGAGGCTGAAATCAACAACCTATCGCCAAACTTTCTAAAATCACCAGAGTAGCTTTATACAGCTTTTTCTACTGTTAAAAGCAAAAAAAAACTCGAAATTTCTTCCGAGTCTTTCTTTTTGTAAGATCTATTTCAGCTTCTTGTAAGCCTCCCAGTGATCATCGAAGCCTTTCCGAACTCCATTAAGAGCCAAGAATTTGACGAATTTCTTCTTCTGCTTAGTTGTATAAGCTTTCGAAGAAACAAATATTTGGCCTATCTGGTAGTGTGAAGCTTTTACCATTATTACGCTGTGATTGTCACGTTGACAAGATTGGTATCGTCGTAGCCTAAAGTGGCAGAGTCGATTCCTAGCCCGAAAGTATCGCCTCCAGTCGCTGGAGTTGTGAATGTGAAGTCGTAAACTCCATCAGCAGACTCTACAACAGTGAAAGGCTCTGCACCTGGAGTAGGCGTAAGCTCATTCAAATCGAAGTCAGCAGCAACCAATCCACTCACCTTTGCACGAGTCTTTGCAGATCCGTAGTCGGTAGTGATTGTCATTGTGAATCCGGTAGTAGCTTCGTTTGAAACAGCTCCGTACAAGTCAACCAAACCAGTGATGTCAAGCAAATCAATTCCAGAGAACTCAGAAGCGAGAAGCATACCAAGCTGATCATCAGTGAAGTCCTGTCTCCATTCGAAGTTCAATTGAACTTTTGGAACAGTCGTGTCAGTTGTCTTGATGTACTTAGGGCTCCAAGTAGCTGAGTTGATTGGAAGAGGAGCGAGATACAAAGGATCGGTAACAGAGTCACCAATCAAGTTTCCTTGCTTGTCAACAACGTAAGCTCCGAAAGTAGTACAACCCCAAGAGATGATCTTGCGAAGGTAGTCTGGAGTCTGGTTGATGATGATTCCAGCGAATGTTCCAATCGCGTCTTGAACCTTTGCAGAAGTTCCGTCTTCAAATGTCTCAACGACATCATCTCCACGAACGTCCTCGACATTCAAAAGATTTCCGACTGGGTACCAACGCTGATAAGGATCTGCATTGTTGATAGCTGCATCGACATAAGCTTTGTCGAGCGTATCAGATAAAAGGATTCTATTCAATGTGCCATCTGCTTGAGCTAATGGAACAAGGATTAATTTTCGAGCCGCATCTTGCATCGGCATACAAGATGGCCGTCCTGTGTTCAAGAAGGTCAAATCGCAAAGACAAGTTTTCATTGAGATTGTTTTTAGATTTCTACAAATTTAAGTATTTTCTTCTATTCGCTACCTTTAAAGGTGTCGAGCTTTAAAAGTTTGCTTAATGCTGTTTCGCTTGTCCACTCTTCTGAGCAGTCAAACTCAAAAAAGCGGTGGTGCTTGATTGTCTTGCCTTCTTCTAAAGCCTCCACTCCGACGCTGGACTTGTTGTTCTTCCAATCGTACAGAACTTCTACTATCTCCCAAGTGAAGTCCTTTAGCTCTATGTCCTGAAATGTTTTTAGTGCTGCTTGTTTCATATTCCGTCTTCTATAAATGCCATGTAAATCATATTAAAGCTCGTAGGTGTTTTTACTACTATTCCACTAGATGTACTCGTAGAGTTAGATATATAGTACTTTCCAGCAATCCCACCGCGGAAATATGTGCTTGACATAGCAATAACCCCAGTTCCAAATGCATTATATAATCTAGGCTCTGTGGTTGTCCAGTCCTCATCTACTACCGCTATCAAATACTCTATTGGTGCTAGATACCAAGTCGCGTAAGTTTTACCATTTAGGGTTTCGCTTTTAGCTTGTGCGATAGTCCACGCATCAGCTATGGTTCTCCTATTATCGTTTCTAAAATCGACCACATCAAAGATAACCCCCTGAAGGTTGTCATATATCAAGGTGTTTGCTGGATTTGTTCCGAATACACTTGTACCTGAGTCGTTTGTAAATCTGACTTTCGCGCCAAACTCAGGGTCATTATCTACCAAAGTGTTAAAGTGGTTAGGTGTAGCTACCGAATGGTCGATCTGCTGAATTTTACCCGTCTGCTTGTGTTCAAATGTATTTTCTTTGCTAAATGCTGCGTCTCCGTTTGCGTAACTAACACTTTGAACGCAGTTAGATGGCCTACAATAAACCGTAGGATTTGCCGCTAAACTACAAACTACATTCACAACAGAAGGCTGAGTAAACGTACTCCCATCGCTGTCTGTAACTGTGATGTCAGGAAGCGTAATCGTTCCACCACTTGCTACAGTGTTCGTGTAACTGCTGTCTGAGTTTTCGACATTTGCATCAGGTGCTAGAACTGTGTCAGTCTCTGTGGCTTTTACTAAGTTACTTGATAAAACTGTGCCAAGAGTATTAACCACATTGACAGTTGAGTCAGCGACATTGTAAACTCCTGATCCCTCTGCTGTTAAAGTTGCACTTGCAATTAAAGTTCCATCGCTCTTGTTAATGTTGATGGTGGCGTCGGCAATGATAATATCCTCGCTCACATTGCTAGGAACTAACTCTGACCTAAGAACTGCATTTAAAGTGTTTTTAATTACAGCAGTAGCATCCGGAGCAGTAATAGTCGATGCATCAGTTGCTAAGACGTTTGTGGTAGATAATGTCGTGCCATCTGTGTTGTCTAAAGTGATTACGCTGTCAGGGATTCTAAAATGTGAACCTTGTTTTGAACCTATTAATGTGCTTCCACTCGATTGTCTTACCTCGATGTTTAAGGTTGCGCCCGAAGCTACATTGTCAAAAAATACACTATTTACATTCACCGTACCATCTGCCGCTGAACTACAAACTACATTTACAACAGAAGGCTGAGTAAACGTACTCCCATCGCTGTCTGTTACTGTAATGTCCGGAAGCGTAAGCGTTCCACCACTTGCAACAGTATTCGTGTAACTACTGTCACTATTTTCTACCGTAGCATCTGCTGAAGGCGTACAAAGTACGTTTTGGACACTAGGCACAGAAGACGTTGAACCATCAGAATCTGTAACTGTAATATCAGGTAAGACTAAAGTATCACCAACATTTACCGTACTAGAATATGACGCATCCGAGTTCTCCACCGTGCCGCTTCCGGCTATCGTATATTCTCCACCACTTGGCACAGTTTCAATAACATCACCCGCAGCGTTCTTAATGCTTACAGGGTCGCAAGTGCCGACCTCGATAGGGCTACCACCTAAAGGAGCATTACAAGCGTCGAAAGTGTACGGGCATTTAATCTCTATCTCTACCGTCCATCCCACGCCATCAATCTCGCCCCATGTTACAGGCTCAAAAGTCGCAGATGTTTCTACCTCATACTTATTGGCAACTAAGATTTGAGGGTTCTTGAACTCAGCAAAGAAGTCCGTTAGTATTTGGAGCGTGTCAGAATAAACCTCATCCGCATCTTCAAAGTCTTCGCGTGGAATGTCGGCAATACCTAGAGTGTAGGTGTAGACGATATGCCCAGTCTCTATTTGCGTGTTCTCTAAAGACCCCATAAGTCGAGGGAATACATTGTCCTTGTCTAGGATAATATCACCCTCCTGGAAGCCTATTTGATAAGACCCCAACTGATCGTGCCGCGAGGCTATCGTGGTCAGGTCTGCGTTTACTTCGTTGTAACTTGTCATTTCTTTACCTCTGCTTTATCCTTAGTGTACTGAAGGAAGAACATCACCTTGCTTATTGGCTCACCCTCTACCTTTTCAATTTTTAAGATGTCTCCATTGGCGAGGGAGTGGAGAACATTAAACCAACCATATCGGGCAAGTGGACTTTCTTCTCCGACCCCGTTAAAGAGTCGAGGGAATTGTTCAACAAGCTCTGACCTAAACGCAAAAAAAAAGCTAGTGCGCCCGTTGTTATGCTTATGGGTAACTCCCTGAAATGCTCCCCGTCCGTTCCCTTGTATGGCTCTATCTTATACAGCTCTTTGTACTCTTCCACAATGGGCCGATACAAAACAGCCATGACAATATGTAGGTTTTCTATAAAGTCGTCGCCCGAATAGCTGTCTATATCCACGAACTCACCCGTAGTCAGGTCCTGAAGGTTTGGAATAAAGCCATACTCCACGCCTTGCCATGTGAATCGCTGCTGAAAAGGCTGCTCCTGTTGTAGGACTGCCGCAATCTTAGCCGACAACTCGCTCAACTGCCTTACAGGAATCCTATCCAAAGCGTCATAACCCGCGCCTGTGATAGCTTTAATTATCTTCTTTGCCTTCCATGTATCGTCTAGGCTTTCATCGTTTCCGATATTAAAGCATTCGACATATTTACTTAGCGGTATCTCGTCCGCTTTCGTTGGTATTATCACCTCCATAACCTTATATGTATTTTAGGCTTAAACGTTGCGCGGGAGTATATGAAATGGCGTAAATTAATCGCTTCTTCATTTCTTGAATAAAAAAACCCCCGAAAGGGAAGGACTCCGAGACGGGGGAAAACACTAACAATGAAAAGTATGAATCAACGCGAATATAGGCTTTTTATTCTTATCCCGACAAATTAACGGTTATTGAAAAGTTGTTGTTGTGCTGATCGGTGTTATCAAACATAAATAAAAGAATTTGGTCAGCAACTACCTAACGGCGTAAACGCCGCGCTTGTTCGTGTTCAGCTTGTTCAAAGCAACGTAGCGCAGGGCATCAATGGCGTGGTTCATGTAGTCGACGGGCTTGTTCAAGCTCTCTCCATTCCTGTCAGTCTGCCACTTATAAGAGCGCAACTCCTTCAAAAGGTTCACGCTTCCAGGATCAACTACAAGCTCGTACCTCTTCAGTATATCAATGCTCTGCCTAATAGAGTCTGGACCTTTCCTTGCGGGTGAAGCTCTGAAGCCTCCTGGAATCCTCTTAATCTCTTCAATGCTCTTTGGCTCTGCTGAGTCGCATACAACTTCTTCTTGTCTGTCTATGTCTAACCTCTGCACTATGTCGGGGTTCGTTAAGCCATGCTGATATAGCAACTCGCGAACGTGAAGCCTTCCGTTTGACTTAGCGACCTCAACGACGGCGGTAGGGTCATTGGTGAATCCAAAGTCAAGACCAAGCCCTACCC